TAAATACAGTTGTAGGGTACCAAGCCTTATACAGCATGCAAGACGGACATCGTAATACTGCTATAGGTGGCCGAGCACTGTATAACATAAACTTTAAACACTACGAAAACACAGCAATAGGAGTTAATGCAGGACTACTTGTTGAAGGAAATAGTAATGTTATAATCGGAGCAAATGCAGGCCCAGCAGGAACCGGTCCTGTAGCTACTAATAATAAACTGTATATTAATAACAGTCAATCAAATACTCCGCTAATTCTAGGAGATTTTAATAAAGGAAGTGTCACTATACATTCTGAAGTATCTGCTTCTAAATTTCTAGGTACATACTACGGCGATGGATCAAACCTATCAGGATTAGAATGGGATGGATCACATAGTGGGAGTGCAGAAATTACCGGCTCTTTCACAGTATCTGGATCAACTGCAGTAGTAGATATGACAGATACGTTAGCTATTTCTGGATCTAATTTCTCTGGAAGTTTTGCAGGAGATGGAAGCAACTTAACAGGAGTAGCATCTGAATGGGATGGATCACATAACGGTAATGCATCTATAACAGGATCACTAATAGTATCAGGAGCTCTAGATGTAGCAGATACAGTAACGATATCATCAACAGGGTATCCAGGAGGAGCCGGAGTTGAGTTAATACACGTAAGTAAAACAGCATCAGGCACTAATACAACTATTATAACATTTGATGCATCACATCCAGGTGGGTATACAGGATTTAAAGCTGATTATTCATTAGTAAATAGTACTATAAGTGAAAGTAGAACAGGTTTCCTTCTAGGTTCTTGGGATACAAGCAGTACTACACAAATAACCGATAGGCATACTAATTCCATAGGAACAGCAAACACTGCAACATTTACCTTAACTAAGTCAGGTAACCTGGTTACTTTAATACTAGTCAGTAGCTTATTTAGTACCCTCTCTCTAAACACATTAATAACGGCATTTAAAAAACAAGTGTAAATAAAGTAAAACATGGCTAACGAACATATTTTTAAAAGCGGAGTAATAGTTACCGGGAGTATAGAATCATCTACAGGATTTGTAGGAGACGGTTCACAACTTACAGGAGTTACATCCGTTACAGTTTGGGATGGAAAATTAGTAGGACCAGCTGCAATAACAGGATCACTAATTGTATCTAGCTCTACATCAATTGTAGATTTTACCAATACAGCAGGAGCAACAGGATCTTTCACAGGTTCTTTTAAAGGAGATGGAACAGGCCTAACTAACCTAAACATAAATAATGCTACCGGTACAGGAGTTAACCTCTCAGGAAGCTTTTCAGGTAACGGGTCAGCATTAACAGGTTTAGCAGCTTTCCCTTATTACGGAGACGCTAAAGTTACAGGGTCACTTACTGTATCTAGTTCGTTAGTAGACTTTTCAAAAGCTACCGTTATATCAGGATCAACATTCTCCGGTTCATTTGTAGGAGATGGAACAGGACTATCAGGATTAACAGCAGCACCAGCAGGAGCTAATACAGAAGTACAACTGAATAGTAGTGGAACTACTGGAGCAACCAGTAACTTAAAGTATGGTGGAGAAACATTGTTTGTCTCTCAATCAATACAAGTAAGTACATCTGGAAGTGGTGCATTAAGAATAACTCAAGATGGTAATAGCCCTAATACATCTCTTCTTCAAGCAAGAGGAAGTGGAGGTAATAATATGGGTTCTTTCTTATTCCAAGGTAGAACACCTTACGGAACTACTAGTGACTATATGACACTTAGTAGTGCAGTAATGGACGCACAAACAGCTTTAATAAAAGGCGGACGACTATCAGTAGGCGGATATCCAGCAACAACCCCAACCACAGCACAAGGTAACTTGTATGTTAAAAGAACAGTCTCTGCATCTTTTGATACTGTAGCAACTTTTGAAAACACAAATTCAAATCCATACGGCGGTGGAGGATTTATAGATATTGTAGGAAATTCAAACGACTACGGATCTGGAGGTATTAGAGTTAAAAACGGTACACATATAGACGGACAAATATATTATACAGCTGGCTCTAGATCAATAATATTAGAAGCTAATAAAAGAACAGGAAGTAGTTCAGGTGGCTTACAATATAAGTGGCAAGGTTCAACTAAATTCCTAATAAATGCAGCAGGTGATGTAGGCATAGGTACAACTACTCCAGCTCAAAAATTGGATGTACAAGGAAAAATAGTAGCTAAAGATAAAGTACTAATCAACGGAACCGACTTTGATATGGCTTCCTTAGAATCTACAGCAGGCCATAAAATTGCACGCGTGGATGTTCAAGACAATATTTACGACTACGGTAACCAAGCCATGTACATTAACACAGGTAGTGTAGGAATTGGAACAGCTAGCCCTCAAGCTATATTAGATATATCAAGCACAACAGACGGTGTATTAATACCCAGACTAACAACCACACAAATCTTAGCACTAAGTACACCTGCAACAGGACTTACACTCTATAATACATCATTTAATAAACTCTGTGTATATAACGGAACTGCATGGCGTGTAGTTTCTGATACAGCTATGAGTTCATTTACTCCGTAAGATTCTCGGTAAAATAGTTGTAGCACATTAATTTTTCTCTTATATTAAACTATTAGTATAGTATTTAATTTTAATTAAACTGTATAACAAATGACCAATCCAACTTGGAATTATAAAGGACTGCCTATTCTAGGTATAGCAAATATGCCTGAAGGAACTTATGGGTTCGTATACGAAGTTACACATATACCAACAGGAAAGAAGTACATAGGAAAAAAAGTCCTGTATTTTGAAAGAAATAAAAGACTAGGCAAAAGAGAATCTGCTGCCTTAAGAGAAGAGAGAAGAGCTAAAGGGATAGGAGGAAGAATCCCAGCAAAAAAGAAAGTTATTACAGAGTCAGACTGGCAAACCTATTACGGTTCTCAAAAGGAAATTATAGAATTAGTTAAGAAAGGAGAACGGAATGATTTTAAAAGAGAGATTCTAAGGTACGTACCGAATAAGAAGCAGTTAACTTACTTTGAAACAAAACACCTATTTATTAAAGAGGTATTAGAAACCCGTAATAACTATATAAACGATAATATTCTCGGTAAATTTTATAGAAAAGATTTCTCAGATGATAAAAATTAAAGATCTAGTAGGACTTCCTACACTACAGTACCACTTAGACAATGACCTCTCATTACATGAGAATGTCTACCGCTACTCTAGCGATAAGTTTATACAACTATTTAGCGAAGCAAGAGACTCTTGGAGAGACGGGTATATTCAACTTAACGAAGCAGATGCTAATCTGTTAGAAGATACAGATATTGGAATATATGGTCAATACGAAGGAAAAAAAGTTCCTTTAGACCTACCAATGGAGTCGGTTAATGAAGCAGAGTACCAAGGTAAGGAAGTACCGCTTAATAAACCTAAACGAGGAGGATCTAAAAAGTTCTACGTTTATGTTAAAAATAAAAAAGGGAATGTACAGAAAGTATCCTTCGGAGGTACAACAGGGTTGAATGTTAAAATAGATGAACCAGGTGCAAGATCATCTTTTGCTGCTAGGCATAAATGCGCTACAAAGAAAGATAAAACAAAACCAGGCTACTGGGCGTGTAATATCGGCCGCTACTGGAAGTCATTAGGAGGATCAAAAAACTTTAGTGGATACTGGTAGACCATATATAGAAAACAAGGATATAAGAATCTTCAATCAGAATACACCAGAAGATGAATTCGTTTGGCATAAAGATAGAGAAGATAGGCTTATAGATCCGGTAAAAGAAACAGATTGGATGTTCCAATTTGACAACGAATTACCAAGAAAGATAACACGGCTACTATTTATACCAAAGGGAGTATATCACCGACTAATTAAAGGAACAGGAGATTTGTCTCTCAAAATTATAAGAAAATGAAATTATCAAATATAATTCTAAACGAACAGAATGAATTTAAATCTCAAATAGAGACACTAGAGAGAGAATTAAATCAAGAATACAGACCGTATGTATCAATGGGTGCATATCATCAACCTAGACCCGACAGTGATCCGCTTAAAAACAAAGGATATGGCTCAATAACGTTTTTACATAAAGACGAATTACCAGAAAACGAATTTAGTAAAGCAATCGCATCAGTAAGTAGCAAAGGATATGAAGTAGATGAAGAGCAATCTACTAATTACTATGAAAACGAACCGGGAGAGAGAGATTATTTTCCGAAAATTAAATTTAACTTTAATTTAGACGTACCTAAAGTATAAAAATGAAACTTTCAAAAATTATATTAGAAGGACCCTTAGAATACGATCCAGGTTTTGAAAAGCAAGTAGAAAAGCTAAAGGATCAAGGAGCAACTTATATAGGTTCCGGAGACTATGGTTCAGTTTTTCTTTTAAATGGTAAAGCAGTAAAGGTAACAACAGATGAAGTTGAAATAGAACATGCTTTAATAATAAAAGGTAAGAAGACAAACAACTTCGTCTACATATACGATGTAGAAGTTATAGATAAAAAATTAGCAGTTATAGAAATGGAAGTTCTAGGTAAATTTAAAGGAGAAGTTCCTGAAGAGTTTGTCCTTGCAACAGAAAAAGAAGCAACAAGACTTGGAATTCCATCAGACGAACTAGACTTTGTGGGAGATAACATTATGATTCACCCAAAATCCTCAAAACTTAAAATGATCGACGTATAGTTGGTATATAGAGATTTTTTTCTTATCTTTATATATAAGCTATATATATGGATTATACTTTTTTATTAGGGTCAATAGAGAATATATTAGGAAAGAGTCAAAAAAGAGCTAGAGATAACTACGCTTTTCACTGTCCTTTTTGTAATCACCGCAAACCTAAGCTTGAAATTAGTATGGTTACTAACGAAGAAGGTAAGAACTTCTGGGAATGTTGGGTATGTAAATCAAGAGGTCAATCTATATATTCATTAGTAAAGCAATTAAACTTACCAAAAAGCGAAGCACAAGAAGTTCTAAAATACGTTAAGAAGGGGATTAAGTACGAATATAAAAGTGAAGATGTAGTAGAGCTACCTAAAGAATTCCAATCATTAGTAACTGCTTCTAATACATCTATTATAGCTAATAAAATTAGAAAATACCTAAATGAACGAGGACTTACCCACAATGATTTTGTTAAACATAATATTGGATACACAACTACTGGAGACTATGGAGGACGAATTATTATCCCAAGCTATTCTGAGTCCAATAGGCTCAACTATTTTGTTGGAAGAACTTACGAAGGAGCTTATTTTAAATACAAAAATCCAGAAGCTTCTAAAGACATAGTATTTTTTGAAAATCATATAAACTGGAATAAGCCAGTAATACTATGTGAAGGCGCATTTGATGCCATGTCAATACGTAGAAACGCAATACCTATTCTAGGGAAAAGCCTATCACCGGCATTATGGAAAAGATTACTCACAGGAACATTAACAGATATATACATTGCATTAGATACAGATGCACAAAAGCAAGCTTTAGAGATAGCAGAAAAATTAATCGCTGCAGGATTTAGAGTATTTTTAATAGAACTACTTGGCAAAGATCCATCAGATATGGGTTTTAAAGAGTTTACTAAGTTAGTACAGAACGCAACAGAATTGGACTTTTCTAAAATAATGTTGTATAAATTAGATTTATGATAAAACAAGGAATGAATATTCTTGAACAGAATGAAAAGAAACGGTTAAATTTTAATCCGCAATTGAAGCAGATTAACTTTTTAGATAGGAGAGTTTATAAGAGAGGTGAAGGAGTATTTTACCCATCCGTAACTACAATACTCCAGTATATGCCCAAAAACAAGTTTTTTGAATCTTGGATGAAAGACGTCGGGCATAACGCCGATCTTATTATGCGAAGAGCAGGTAAACAGGGTACACAAGTTCATGAAGCAGCAGAAAAGCTGGTGCTAGGAGAGGAAGTTACCTGGATGGATGATTACGGTAATGCTAAGTACTCTCAGATAGTATGGGAAATGATATTAAAATTTGCAGACTTTTGGCGTACCCATAAGCCAGAATTAATATCAGCAGAAGATTTCGTTTGGTCAGATGAACACAAGTATGCAGGAACAGCTGATTTAGTCGTTAAGATGAACGGAGAAATATGGTTACTGGATATTAAAACGTCAAACAGTGTACATAAATCATTTGATTTACAGCTTGCATCTTATGCCAAAGCTTTAGAAGAGTCGAAAGGTATAAAAATACAGCGTACAGGTATAATCTGGTTAAAAGCACAATCTAGAGGACCTTCAAAACAAAAGAACGTAATACAAGGTAAAGGGTGGAAAGTCTTACAGATAGATGAAATAGAAGAGAACTTTGAATTATTTAAAATGATTTACAAGTTATACTCTTTAGAGAACCCTAATACAGAACCTATTTATAATAGTTACCCTACAACTATAAAACTATAACATATGAACAGATCATTATTTTTACTACTAGTCTTATTGCTAACAGGATGTGCTTCCTTTCAAGTAAGCACTTTAAATCATGATCCAATATACTCCATTGAAGGCTCAGATGCTGAAATTACCGTAATTAATAATGAGTTTGAACTTCAACGATTACTTAGAACAGACTTTACCTTTAGATACGATTTTGCTCAGTATGCAATAAGTCAACCTAGATCATTTGATTGGAATAATAGAATACTAGGTAATAGGTATAGCTTCTACAATCCCTACTATAGTAGAACACAGATGTGGAATGACTGGGTATGGGGATATACTGGATGGAATTCATGGGGTCAACCTCATCGCTGGTCAGTATTCGGATATGATAGATGGGGATACAACATACACTATGGTTGGAATAACCATGGATGGGGATATGGTTGGAATAACTCCCAAAATAATTGGGGATGGAGACAGGGAAGAAATAATTACGGCTGGAATAACCGGTATAGAGGTATTAGAGTTAATAACAGCAGTGTAAGAGGTAGAACAGCAACTATTTATAAACGTAGAGTAATAAACAATACAGTAACAAATGATAAAACTAGCAAACCTAATCTTCGAAGCGTCACAACGACCGAAAGCAGTAGTAATGGCAGGGGGAGCAGGAGCAGGCAAATCGTACCTAATAGACAAATTAGGATTAATAAGCCTACCAATGTTCAACCCAGACAAATACGTAGAAGACCCACAACACCCGTACCACAACAACCTATCCGCAGCCAGCGGACAAGTAGACAAAGACGTCCAAGCGGCGGCGGAGACAGGTAAATCCCTTGTATGGGACACTACAGCATCTAACCCAGCTAAGATACAGAACCTTATTGACAAAGGGTATGATGTGTATATGGTAATGGTGTACACACACCCTATGGTAGCTTTTATTAACAACTTTTCTAGAGAAAGAAGAGTCCCAAAAACCGCAGTATTCTCTACTTGGAGGAATGTGTACCAACTAATAGGTAGATATACAGACCTACTAGGTGATAACTTTTCACTATTTGTTAACCTTAGACAAGATAAATTTGGAAAAGAAATAGAAGAGTTTAACAAAGCAGCAGAAAGAGGTGCTTCCGGTGTAGCAGATTACCTTGAATCTTATATCGAAAAGACAGGAGGAAAAGAAGCATACGGTTCAACTTTTAGAAAAGCTTATGACCTGCCAAGCGAAGATGCAAAAACAGCTTTTGAAGAGGAAAATAGAAATATTGAATTTGATAGAGAAAACGAATCTATGCATAAAGAATTAAAGAAGTATTGGTTTAAATTTTACGAAAAGAACGGTACCGGTCCTGGTGATGATAAAATGAAGAAGAAGGTAGATACAATCGAAAGAGGATATATCAGGAATAAAGAAAGAGAGAAAGAAGTATTAGTTAATATAGCAGATATGTTAACAAACTCAGAGTTTCAACAACAATTGAAACACTCATCAGAAAGAGAAATTGAAGTAAAAGTACAGAAATTTTTGAAATGATAGCATTATATCCAGGAGCATTTAAACCTCCCCACAGAGGACATTTTGAAGTAGTAAAAAGATTACTAAACGGAAATCATGGAGGTAAGGTATACGATATAGATTCTTATGCAGAAGCAGGTACGAGTGTGCTACAAGGTACTGGAGACCAACTAGATAAGATAGAGAAGGTGCTAGTATTCATTGGAGGAGGTTCTAGAAATGGAATTACTAAAGAAGAGTCGATAGCCGTATGGAACATATATGCTAAATACCTTCCAGGACTTGTAGTAATGGACGGTGAAAAAAACCCGATGTTTGCAGCTAAAGACTATGCTAAAGCTAATGAAAGTGATAAGTTCTATGCTATAACAGGAATTAGGGCGGAAGAGGATTTACCAGATTTAAAAAGAGTTACTACATTTAAAAATAGAGAAAACGTACAAGGATTGGTAATACCAGCAGGTACAAACTCTAATGTTAGAGCAACAGATTTTAGAAATGCAATATTATCAGGAAATTTAGACGAAGTATTAGATTTCTTCCCAGAAGCCTTATCTAGAGATGAGATTTTAAAAATAATGAATATGTTAAAAGCGAGTATAATAGCTGAAATAATGCAAGAAGATCTTGAAAAAAAGCTAAATGGAATGTTTAACGTAGAAGATAAAATCGAATGTGAAAATTGCGATTGGAGCTGGGATATCTCAAGCGGAGGCGATGATTTATATATGTGTCATAAATGTGGACACAATAACGAACCAGCAAATAGAGCTTTAGAAGAAGGTTCTTCTGGCACTGCTATAGCTCCTCAAGGAGTAATGAAATCAGCAGATAGAGTAAAACTTGTTACTTTATATAATAGGTTAAGGAACGTTATTGGAGATCAATACTACGACATAAATTATAATCATGATCATATTATTATAAAAAATAAAGATGAAGACCAGAGGATTGGGTTTGATTATACTCCTTTCATGGGTTCAATACTCGAATACATGATAGACGAAGGAATGAACATAACACCTTTACCGGAAGTAAAGATTAAGAAAGACATAGCTGAATCTTCAAATTTCTTTGGTAAAACAGCTTACTATGACCCAACTAAAAAAGAAGTTGTACTTTATGTACAGGGAAGACATCCGAAAGATGTAATGAGATCATTTGCACATGAAATGATTCACCATAAACAGAACTTAGAAGGCAGGTTAGGGGGAGTAGGAACTACCAATACAAACGAAGACAGTAATTTACTAGAATTAGAAAAAGAAGCATACTTAGAAGGCAATATAACTTTCAGAAACTGGGAAGATAATATTAAGAATTAGTTGCTTTATTGAAGTATTTTTCTTATATTTAATTAAATAAAGGTTATGAAATTAGATAAAATAAAAAAAATAGTAGAAGAAGTCTTTCCTAAGATAGAATTAGATTACGGGTATAGTAAGTTTTTGGACTGTAGCCCTTATGTTGATTACGAAAAAAGTATATATTCAAGATTAGCAGGAGAAGACGATGATGGAACATTAGGAGAAGAATGTCCAGATGCTGAGTATGATAGAATTATAAATTCCATTATTATATACTATCCTCAAATGACAAGCAGGAAACAGATAATAGAAACTCTGATTCACGAATACCAACACTACTTACAATCTCCTAGTTGGATGACTAGGTACTATAATATGGGACATACATACTGTAGCCACCCATACGAATTAGCAGCAACTGCAGAAGAAATAAATTGGAAAAGATATGAAGAATAGCATAGTAGACTTATTAGAAGCACACCCGGTAAAAGAAATCCCTCAGTACAAGATTTATTGCGATATGGACGGAGTACTAACAGACTTTGAATCACGTTTTGAACACTACTCAGGAATGTCCCCGAAAGAATATGAAAACAAGCATGGTATAAAAGCTTTTTGGAACTTAATCGATGTCGAGGTAGGAATAGTATTTTGGTCCGATATGGACTTTATGCCGCAAGGAAAAGCACTTTGGAACTTTATTAGTCCATATTCCCCTGACTTGTTAACATCTCCATCAAGAGATAATAATTCACGTCTAGGCAAAAATATGTGGGCAAAAGGAAACTTAAACCCACAGCCAAAAGTAATTTTTGCTTACTCAAAAGATAAACAAAGGTATGCAAACGAAAATAGTATTCTTATAGACGATAAACCATCTAATATTGCAGAATGGACTGCTAGTGGTGGAATAGCAATCAGGTGTAAAGACGGAGATTCAGCATCAGTTATAAATAAGTTAAAAGAGCTAGGATATGAGTAATGAATCACTCCTTAAAAAAGAGTTTAAGAAATCAGACGTTGAAAGAGTACGTAATTTAGTTAATAAAGACTTTACTTCCGGTACTAAACAACAATCCGGATATAAGAAAGTTCTTAAAAAGTACTCTGAAGGAGATATTTGGGAAGACGAAGGAAGGCAGTGGACTATTCGCAATGGGGTTAAGCAGAATATTACTAAATTAGATGAAGCAAAAAAAGCTTTAAGGATACCCCTTAGGTGTCCTACCTGCGGAGGACCGATGAAACATCACTTAGCAAAAAAAATGTATAAGATACATGGGTTCTGTTTTGACCCTTGTACCGTAGAAATGGAGGCTAATTTAAGAAAAGCAGGATTGTACGAACAATATGAAAAGCGTATGATGCAAGGCAATATGAAAGCATTTGCACACGATGTAGAAAATTGGGCAATAGACCTGGTAAACGGTAAGGACAGCTTTGTTACAGAAGCAGGAGACATAGAGGATTGGCAATCAAACAAAGCTAAAGAAAAGGATATTTTAAAAAATGTACGTCAATATATAACACATCTGTCAGAACACATAAAGTAGGTATATTTATATATAAACATAGAATACCCAATGACACAAAAACAGCTTTTAGAAACTGTACTAATTGAGCTATCCACTATAAAGAAAGGAATGCCTAACGGCGAACTCAAGCAGATGCAAAAGGATATGGAAGAAGTAAAAGATAACATATCAGATCTTAAATTCACTTTACTTAACCCAGACAATGGAGTTATAGTAAATACAAATAAAAATACGGAGTTTCGAGCTATAATGCAAGCAGGAGATAAGGATTTCCAGTTAAAGCTTCTAGAGTTACAAGAGCTTAAGAGATGGAAAGAAGGAGTTACAAAAGCTCTTTGGATTCTTTTTACCGGTTTAGCAGGAGTTATCATTAAGATGTTCTCCGAAATGGTAAAGAATGGATAAAAGACAGAAAGCCTATGAAACTATCAAACCTACTAAGAGAGATTATAAAAGAAAGCTTATGGGCTAATATAAATGCTAAGAAAAAAAGAGGTGAAAAAGCATCACACGGCAATTCAAAAGCATTTAAAGCAGCAAAGAAAGCAGGTGATAAATTAGAGAAATCTAAAAACGAAACTATTACCACTTCGGACAATATTACACTACTAAGTGTTATAGACGGGAAAAGAAATTTAGATAGCGATCAACTACGTAGCATATTTAACGATACTGTTGGAACATTCTACATATATACTAATGAAGAAGGTGAATACGAAGATACTAAAAGAGTAACGAAAAAAGAAGCTTTAGATTATGTAGAGTACTATAACTCTAGACTAAAAGGGGAAAAAGATAAGGTAGAGAAAATTGGTGGACCATTAGGAGTTCTAGGAATAGAATCAGAACTACAATTTAAAGTAGGGGAACTAGTAGCAGATCCAACAGTATTTTCAACTAATGAAGGAGATCATGAACCAATGAATCCCGGTATTTTAAAAAAAAGATTAGGTAAGCTATCTTGCAGTAAAGTAAAGACAGCAAAAGGAAAACTAAAAGATAAGGGTACAACATACGCTAAAGCTCTCCAACGCTACCTTAATTACCAATGCCAATGATATTAACGGAAAGTACACTTAATAGAGACGCTTATTTTGTTAATGCTACAGAGGACGTTAATATACTTAAAGACAGAAACTGCGTAGACTTATTCGATCAGAACGGATACCACTTAACTAAAGCGGAACAGACTTTTTTACCATTTAATGGATACAGTCCTGTAGAAAGAAGACATGAAGATTGTTTAAGATCTCCTTGGCTAGTTTGTGGTAAGAGAGCCGGAGCACATATCAATCATTCAGACTTATTTGAAAGAAAGGGGTATAACGATCACGCTAAGGAGCAACTATTAGCTATAGCACAGACTAATCCAATGTTACATAAGCTAGTTAAAATGAAACCTAAATGGGGTATAGATATATCTATTGATTATGTTTCTGAAGATGCTGTATTTGAAGTCTTTCATTACGAATGGGATTCATTTGATTACGATACATTACTTGAGAAAAAGTTGGAAATTGAACAATTTGTTCTTAATTTAGATTGGGATGATGCAGCTGATAAATTATGGAAAAAGAAAGATGAATGGTATAATTTGGATTTTTTCAAACAAACACAATGGAGAACGGATTACTTCGGATTATCCCCAGAAAAGTTTAAAAACGTTATTTGGGAAGATTAATCTATTTATTTATATAGCTACATAACATATACATATGATGACTTATCAAGAAATATCAAACCGTTTATCTAAATGCGAATTAGCATTATCTAAAATCAAGAACGGAACATACGGCAGTACTATTCCTGCTGACTTAAATAAAACAGTAAAAACATTGGAGGTCTTGAAAGAATCTCTAAACAAGCAGCTAAGCATAATTAAAGAAGAAGAGGAAATGGGAGATGACGGATATGTTTCTACAGATGATCAAGGAGCTGCAGAGGATTTAGCTAACAAAGGAGTTAAAGTAAAACTTACAGCGGAAAGCGAACAAGTAGAATTTCCAGCAGATCAAATTAAGGTAGTAGCTAAGGATGTAGGAAAAGCACTTATTAACGCTTTAAGACAAGCAGGAGATGAATTAGAAAAAATAAAAGCTCATTCTTTTGAAACTAATAGTTTTGAAATATCTGTTAAGTATAAAAGCGATTTTGAAGATGAGTTTTCTTTTCATATTACTAATGATAAATTAGTACTTGTAGACTTTTCTTTTTCTAAGGAATTAGTAGATGTTGGAGTAAAGCCATCAGGGGAAGCTATTATTAATATAGATGTACTTTCAAATGAATTAACAAAGCATTTTAAATCCTTGAATGAATATGTAGTTAACGAAGAAGAAACAGAAAGTCAGAAGTATCTACGTATGTTAGATATGTACAAAAGAGCTTCTAGAATAGATCGAGACGAACTTAGACCTAGATTAGAAAAAGCTGCAAAGCAAATAGGAATTAAATTACAGTTATCCGAAGCACCAGAAGGACTTTTCTATTTAAAAGTAGATATCAGGGATGCTAGGAAAGCTATTGAGATACTAGATGATAGATACAGAAAAGAAGTAACATTCAGCGGTTCAGATACATACTACTTTAACGATCAAACCACTGCATACGATGCTATGATGGATTTTTCTGCTAACGATGTAGTAGTATCAGATACAAACTTAGACTTATTTGCAGAAAATAAACAAATAGCGGAAGGAGATAAAGTCACTTTTGGTTACGATTTAAATGCTATACAAGATGTAATAGATCATTTACTATCTAAGTATAAAGAAGAAGAAGATTTCGTACTCCATATTGGTAGAGGAGATGATTTACCTAATGCTATTACTTTCCCTAGAGGAGAATTTAGAGACGACCACGATTTAAATGACCTGTTAAATGCAGCACAGAGTGATGAAGATAGGTATGATGCATATACTAAAGAAGGAGCAGAACACCCTGAAGGTGGTCATGATCAAGGTGGAGATCTAGATGTAGGACATCAAGATGATGAACCAAGTATGCTTAAAAAAGATGTATACGATATTGCAATTTATGCAGCTAAGTTGTATAAACAGCTTGATAAGTACGATAAAATGGAAGGAGAGGTAGACTTTCCACACTGGTGGCAAAAGAAAGTAACATTAGCTAGACAGTATATCTCATCAGCACAACATTACTTAGATGCTGAAGAAAAACAACCTATGATTGATGCTTTAGCACTTCAGGAAGGCGTATTTGATCAGTTTGATGCTTTACCACCAGGTAGGGGTAATTTAGATTTCAATGACATTCTGTATTTGAGAGGAGCAGTAGCAGACCTTAAAGACGAAATAGCTCAGATACATAGAGATATGGAACAGGAGGCTGAGCCAGAAGGAGGACCAATGGCAGATATGTACGGTAATCTATTAAATAAAGCTGAAGAGAAGTTATATAGAATGCAAAAACAAATTGCAGACTATGATATGAACGAAGGAAAGCAGACAGAAGCAGAATTAAAAGATAAATGGAGAGAGTGGAATAAAAAACATCCTAAAGATCAAGTTGACTGGAATGAATATAGAGAAGAGCATGAAGATGAACTAATAAGCGAAGCTAATATCAACCCAGAAGCAGAAAAATACGTAAAAAGATTTATAAAAGGAGTAGCTCAGAAATACGACTACGGTGAGATGGATGCTGTACACCTTATATATCAAGTACTATCTAACACAGGTTATTTAGATATGAGACTTGAAAGCAAAAAAAGTAAAGCACTTCTAAAAGAATATACAGATCAATCATTTATAGGCTCAGAAGTAATTGATACGGCTAATAAGAATGCACCGGATATGTTCGGAAAGCAGATCTTTGCAGACCTATTACCAAAAGGTGTAGCTAGTGAAAACGATGCAGTAGAAGCTTTAAAAGCTCACGATAAGAGTCCTATCAAAGATAGAATGGGCCGATATGCACCAATGTTTGTACACCTACAGTATCATAACTTAGAGCATGAAGGTGAGAATTACAGAATACATCAAAAACAGTACTATAACAGTAACTTTAAAGATAAAGACCCAGACTTTAATCCTGCAGTAAGTGAAGTAACAATATTTCATATCACAAAAAAAGCAGCAGATAGACGAGATAGTGAAGAGTCAAAAAAGTTAGGTACTATAATTGTTAAGACAGACCAGTACGTACAGGACTTAAATGCTTTACCTGGATTAGGTAAGAGAGTTAGTGAAACAGCAGTTAATGAAGGTAGAGGAGATTTAGAGACAATCATGAGAGTGGTTGAAGATATGGCAGCAGAAGATGGAACTACTGTTGAAGAAGCAGCTGAAGAGATTATTCACATACTTAGAATTACATACGGCTTAGATGCTATGGATGAATCAACAGTTAACGAAGAAGCAACATGCTGCGGTAAATGCGGCAGAGTACATATTAAAGGTAACTGTAAGAGGCCTTTCTTAAAAGGTAAATCTCATTGCAGAACTAAATAAGAAACTATGAAAGTAAAAGACTTAAGAAAGTTAATCGAAGAAGCATACGTACAAGTTCTTAGAGAAGGTTACGATCCTGATCAAATGCAAAAAGATGATGAAGAAGAACATGGAGTAGCTTACGATGACGATGGACGTCCTTTAGGAGAGGCAGAAGAACCAACCCCAGAAGATCCGATAGGTGATGAAAAAGCATCAGAAGAAACAGTGTTAGAAGACGCTACTGATACAATGCTTGAGAAATTTCCTACGTTAAAATTAACTTTAGTTAAATTAATGACAAAGGACTTTAAACAATTTGTAGATACAGTTGACTGGGTGTCTCCTAAGCCAACAACATTTAGAGTAAATTTAGTAAACGGACAAGACTTTACATTAAAATGGTTAGGAAAGAACTTTCAAGCACAGATTTTAGGTAAGAAGTATATGTTAGGTAACATAAGTGAATTCCAACAAGCTTTAGATAAATTAGCTAGACTCTACCAAGAAGCACCACTTAAGGGAGCAGGTGAAGAAGGCGAAGGAGGAGAAGCAGGAGAAGCAGACTTCGGCGGAGGCGGTGGAGGGGACTTCCCCGGAGAAGAAGGCGGAGGAGAAGCAGGCGGTGAAGCTGGCTTTGATGATGGAGGAGCAGATGCAGGAGGAGAAGATCTTGGAGATGCAGAAGTAGATTTCGAAGCAGGAGAAGAACCAGAAGCATAATATAAATTATATGAGCGCTATAGATAAACTATATACAGAATGGGCTTGGAGAACCGAATCAGGTACTCCTAATATGAAAGATCCTAAAGATAAAGCCATATTAGATAGACTAATATCAGAACTATCAGTACCTGGAGTATTAACAGAAGTTGCACCACAGTATGATAGCTACCTAATGGATAACGGCTTTCCTGTTATACCTCAAGCTAAAGGTAAATACTCACAGCCTCAAGGTTCAGGAGATATGAAAGTACATTCTGATGATTTAGCTACTTACCAGAAGATGTTTCCTATGAATGCTGGCGACCAGACAGTCGGTCCAGGGGAATTAGCACTATACTGGCTATACCAGTATCAGAAGAATCCTATTAACTGTTCTGATAACAGAGGCGGTTCTGAACCAGACCTAACAATAGGGTCTGTAAAGGCGGAAGTAAAAGCCTATAAGTCACATAACGGAAAAATAACATTAGGTAAATTCGGTAGTCAAAAAACAAACTTAGTACTACTAACAGTAGTATTCGGAATACAAGCTCTCAGCTCAGTTTTAAATATGGAGTCAGAAGCTAAAGTAGTTAGACCTACAAGCTTCACTAAAGATGAGTTAATTAGAGCTTTTGAATTTTATTTTAAAGTTAAAAACGCACCAGGCTTTTTAGCTGCTGCATCACAATTTGATTTTATTAGATCTTTAAAAGAGAAAATTGATATGGTTGACAGGGTGTTACAGAATCCTAAATCACCTGAAGAAGCTGCTTCTAAGACGTTAGGAAGGATAGCAAAAGAAAAATTTAAAGTAAAACCAGGGTTCGGTAACTATATAGCATCTACTTTAAAAAATGGAGACATTCACTTTTTTCACGTAACTGAAGAAGCATTAGATGTAAACCTACTAGACCATGTAAGTATATCTGCAGGAGAGGTAAAGGTTGACTATATGGCCCTATTTGGGTAAATTAAATAAGTTATGGCACAAGACATAAAAAAAATAATCGCACAGGAATATATCAAGTGCGCTAAAGATCCGGCGTACTTCATGAAGAAGTACTGTCATATTCAACACCCTACTAGAGGTAGGATACTTTTCAATTTATACCCCTTCCAATCAGAAGTACTACACTTATTTAGAGACCAACAGTACATCATTACTTTAAAATCTAGACAGTTAGGTATTTCAACTTTAGCAGCAGCTTACAGCTTATGGTTGATGTTATTCCAGAAAGATAAAAACGTACTAGCTTTAGCAACTACACAAGCAACTGCAAGAAACCTTGTTACAAAGACAATGTTTATGTACGATGAGTTACCTAAATGGTTAAAACTTCCAGCGGTAGAAAAGAATAAATTATCACTTAGACTTAAAAACGGTTCAAAAATAACAGCTAAATCATCTAATGCAGATGCTGCAAGATCTGAAGCAGTATCGTTGCTATTAATAGATGAAGCAGCGTTTATAGATAATATTGCAGAAACATTTACTGCAGCACAGCAAACACTAGCTACCGGTGGACAATGTATGGCACTATCAACTCCTAACGGAATTGGTAACTGGTTTCATCAGACATGGGATAAAGCTGAAGCTGGCGATAATTCATTTTTACCTATAAGACTACCTTGGACAGTCCATCCAGAAAGAAACGAAGAATGGAGAGTACAACAAGACAGGGACCTAGGACCTAGAATGGCAGGACAGGAATGTGATTGTGATTTCTTAGCATCCGGTGATACAGTATTTGAACCAGAAGATTTAAGTTTTTACGAACAAACATACTTAAAAGAACCTGTAGAGAAAAGAGGTATAGACGGGAATTTATGGATTTGGGAACAACCTGACTACTCTAAATCGTATATGGTCGTAGCAGATGTCGCTAGAGGAGACTCTAAAGATTACTCTGCATTTCATGTATTTGACATAGAAACCTGTGTACAAGTAGGAGAATATAAAGGAAAATTATCCCCTAAGGATTACGGAAACGTACTAGTAGCAATCTCAGCTGAGTATAATGACGCTCTATTAGTAGTAGAGAACGCAAATATAGGCTGGGCTACAATAGAACAGATTTTAGAAAGAGAATACCGTAATCTATACTACAGTGCTAAGAGCCAGATGGATACAGTAGAATCATATATGACTAAGTACGAAAGAGATCAACTTGTACCAGGCTTCACAATGTCGGTTAGAACAAGGCCATTGGTTATAGCTAAAGCAATGGAGTACGTACGGGAAAAAGCTGTAACAATACAGTCTAAACGTACTTTAGGAGAGATGAGAGTATTCGTATGGAAGAACGGAAAACCACAGGCACAGACAGGATACAACGATGACTTACTTATAGCACTAGCAACAGCTCTATATGTTAGGGACACTGCATTAAAGCTAAGACAACAGGGATTAGACCTAGCTAGAGCACAATTATCATCATTTACTAACCTTAATGCTAAAAACCAAGCTGTTATATCAACAGTTGCTTCCCAAGGAAATAATCCGTATATTGTTAAAACACAACACGGCCAAGAAGATATCTCTTGGTTAATTAGTTAATAGATATTTATAAACAAACTGTATAAATGGCAGATACTTCACTATTTAAAAGACTAGGTAGACTTTTTTCTTCCGATGTAGTAATAAGAAACATCGGAGGGGACCAACTCAAGATTGCCGACGTAAACCAGATACAAACAACAGGTAAGTATCAAACTAATTCTTTAGTAGATAGATTCTCAAGACTCTATATATATAATAACAAGAATATATTTAACCCAAATCTGAATTATCAGACACTACGTATACAGTTATATTCTGACTACGAAGCAATGGATACTGACCCACTAATTGCATCTACATTAGATATATTAGCAGATGAATGTACATTGAAAAACGATATGGGAGAAGTACTTTCCATTAAGTCCTCAGATGAAAATATTCAAAAAGTACTTTACAACCTATTCTACGACGTATTAAATATAGAATTTAATTTATGGTCATGGACTAGGAATATGTGTAAATATGGTGATTTCTTCCTAAAATTAGAGATCGCTGAAGAGTTTGGAGTATATAATGTACTTCCATATACTGTTTACCATATGTCAAGACAAGAAGGACTTGACCCAGAAAATCCAGGTAGAGTAACATTTCAATTAGACCCAGATGGATTAGCTTCATCTCAAGATCCAAACTATTTGCCTAAGAGTAATAAAAAGGTAGTTGAATTTGATAATTACGAAATAGCACATTTTAGATTAATATCCGATACTAACTACCTACCGTACGGAAGATCTTTTGTTGAGCCAGCAAGAAAGATATATAAGCAATTAACTCTAATGGAAGATGCGATGTTGATACACCGTATTATGAGAGCACCTGAAAAGAGAACGTTCTATGTTAACGTAGGACAGATTCCTCCTAATGAAGTTGAACAGTTTATGCAAAAGACTATCAACACAATGAAAAAGACACCGTACGTTGATCCTGCTACAGGAGATTACAATTTACGTTTTAATATGATGAACATGATGGAAGACTTTTACCTTCCGGTAAGAGGAGGAGATACATCAACAAAAATAGAGACTACTAAAGGATTAGAATACGATGGTACCAACGATATAGAGTACCTTAGAGATAAAATGTTTGCAGCATTAAAAATACCAAAAGCATACTTTGGATACGAAGGAGACTTAAACGGAAAAGCTACTTTAGCAGCAGAAGATATTAGGTTTGCAAGAACAGTAGAGAGACTTCAAAGAATCTTAGAATCTGAACTAACTAAGATAGCATTAGTACATTTATATACTCAAGGATTTAAAGGTGAGTCTCTTACCAACTTTGAAATAAATCTTACTAATCCTTCTATTATATTTGAACAAGAAAAAGTAGCACTACTTAAAGAAAAAGTAGACTTAGCAGGACAAATGATGGACACTAAGTTATTCTCTACAGACTACATCTATGATAAGATCTTTAAATTATCTGAAGATCAGTATATGGAAATGAGAGACCTAGTTGCTGAAGATAAAAAGAGATTGTTTAGAATTACACAGATAGAGAACGAAGGAAACGATCCAGCTAAATCAGGAAAGTCCTACGGTACTCCACACGACTTAGCAACACTTTATGGAAGAAGACAAGGAGATCAGAAAGGTATGCCATTTGGAAAAGTACCTCCTGGCTACGAAGACGAGACGCCTGGCATAGGAGAAATTGGACCAGAAGGAGGAAGACCGAGAACTAATGCATCACATTACGGTACTAATGACGGCTTAGGAGGAAGAGATCCACTAGGAGTACACGGTATGAAAGGAGGATTCGACTCAGACAATGACAACGTTAATGAGCAGGAGAATAAACCTAAAGTTCTTAACACACTTGCTAAATCACTATACTACCAAAACAAAGATTTATTTTCTGATAAAAAGCAAATAATCTTTGAAAGTAAGGAAAAAGAAGATGATAAATTACTTGATGAATCTCAAATTAAGGATTTAGATAATTAATCACTATTTATAAAGGTAAGGTGTACTGTGTGTACAACAAAACAACTAAACAATGCGCATTAAACATAGTAAGTATAAAAATACAGGACTAATATTTGAATTGTTAGTAAAGCAAATTGCATCAGATACTCTCGGTAAGAGAGACTCTGCAGCAGTTAATATCCTTAAGAGGAACTTTACCGGTAAGACAGCTCTAGTTCGTGAATTTAAATTGTATGAATTTATTCTGAAGAATAAGTCCATATCACAGTCAAAAGCAGAATCGATTGTATCGACTATTATAGAAGTAGCACGGAGTATAGATAAAGATGTACTAAAGAAACAGAAGTATAACCTCATTAAAGAGATAAAAGATAACTATAATATAGCTGAATTTTTCTCAATAGGCGTTAAAGACTATAAACCCTTAGCAGCGTTATACTGTTTAATGGAAGCACATAAAGTATCAGATGTTATTGATCCTAACTTTCTAGTAGATAATAAGACCACTATTCTGGAACACCTAACTAAGGTAGGTCAGGATAAAAAGCAAGTAAGAGATACGTTAATAGAAGAGTACTCTAAGTACGATAAAGATTTAAAACTACTTACGTTTAAGATATTATTAGAAAAATTCAACAATAAATACGGATCACTTCTTCCAGAGCAGAAAAATATACTTAAAGAATTTATTACTTCAGTCGATTCTTCTGCTAGATTACGAAATGTAGTTAATGAAGAACTAAAAAAGTTAAGAGCTATTCTGAATGAATTAAAAGGGACTGTCGAAGATGAGATTGTTGCTATAAAGTTACAGGAAATTACGAAAGTAATAAAGCCAGTAGCAAAAACAAAAAGAGTAACTGATGACCATCTAGTTAATATAATGCAATATTACGAACTAGTCCAGGAACTTAAGGGAATATGAAAATAAGCCAATTAAGAGAACTAATTAGAGAAGTAATGCAAGAAGTAAATGAACAGAGCTCTACCAACGCTGGCGGTGCATCATTTACTCCAGGAAAAGGAGCGCAGTATGCGACTCCTAATGCTTTTTATAAGAACGGAAAAAAGAACAGTGCAACTAAGTATGCAGAAAAATTAGGATACAAAGTAGCTAAGACAAAAAAAAGACCACATAACACTAAAATGTTTGACTATCTAGATGAGAACAATACAAGAAAAATATAACGCAATCGCAGAAGGGAACTTCTCTAAATCTCAATTTGTTAAAGACGCAAAAAGAGAATTATCTCAATTTTTATCTCCATTTAATGGATATGATGATACAGTGTCTATACTTAAAAACAAAGGTATCATATACGAAGTTAAAAAGGAAGTACCACAATACGATAAACCAGAACCTGGATACTCTATCGAGACTATAGAGAGAGGAGTGGATTACGAACTAGAAGCAATGGGACTAATGTCAAATGAGACAGTCTCAGAAGAAGATTATGGAAAAGCTAAGAAAAAAGCTGAAAAGAATCTTAAAAAAGATCCTAACCACTACCTACACCTCTTATCAGGAGATTCTAAAAAAGTAGATAAACATGATCAGATGATACCGGTTAAGAAAGGTAACCATGTAGATACTTTTAACGGATTGAAAAAAGCACAACTTAGAGAAGAAGTAGATGCTAGATTAGATCCTTATGAAGATAGAGGTGAGATACTTAAACAAGTAATGGCTCTATTAGTAAGAGAAAAAGGAGCAAGCAGAGAAGAACTTAAAGGCTTTATCAGCACTCATATGGAAGACATATTAAATGCTCCTGATGATGCAGCAATCGTAGATGAATTCGAACAATACATATCAGTTAATAATGATTATGTAGACGAAAAGAAAGGTAAGGATCATGACGGAGATGGAGACATCGACTCAGACGATTATTTAGCTGCTAAAGATAAAGCTATTAAAGGAGTAAAAGAAGTAGGAATGTTTCATGACCCTAGAATGTCAAGTGGAAACTTTGACCATTTAACTCCTAATAAGGAAGAAGAGAATAGCTTTAAAGAAGGAGATAAAATCTCTGTAACTATGAGAGGTACTAAAGCCGATGGACCGGAAGAAGCAACAATAATTGCTATGGATCCATCTGGAGTTGCTATAGTTAAAAATGCAGAAGGACGAGAAGATGAGGTATTTACTAAGGATATGCAACCTGTTCAAGAAATAAATGAAGGTAGACGTAGAAAAACGAAAGGCGGTAAAGTCGTAACAGAAAATGATTACGAAACAGGTGGATATGTAGAAAGTATGGGACCCCTATTTGATAAAGGTGTCAATTTCCTAATTAAAGCTTGGGAAGAATGGAAGATGGGTCCAATGACAGAGCCAGGAATGGTAGAATTTGCTAAAAAAGACGTACTTAATTACTTAGAGACTCAATTTATGGTTGAGAACTTAGAAGAAGATTATAAACCTTCACATAGAGCCTACAATGTTATTGATGGAAAGGGTAATATAGTATATAAAGAACTTCCACGCCACACTGCAATAGAGAAAGCATCAGAAAGAGAAGACTATGGATTCGTAGCAACAGATAGCTTAGCAGAAGATGTTATAGAGGAGCATCAAGAATTAAAAGAAGCTTTCAAAGCTATTATAACTAAGGTACTTCAAGAAGAAATGATCTCAGAAGCAGCAACAGGTAACTTATCTAGAGTAGCTACTTCTTACGATGATTTCGAAGGAATGCAAACAGCTGTTAACAGTTTAGAAAATGTAGTAACAGAAGTTGAGTCATTTTACGCAAAGACTAAAGAAAAAATACAGAAAGTATACGATAGCTTTAAAGACATAAAGAACGTGGAAGGATTAGCAGTAGGTGCTATGTTAGCACCAGCTATAGAATCAGCATTTAAGAAAGACTTAATACCTGTAACAGAAAAAGGGTTTACTAGAGGGTTAGAAATGCCTAAAGTAAAAATGTTAGAAACAGACGGTATAGCAGAAGAAGAATTGGATGAGAAGGAAACAGTTTTTACTCCTATTAATGAGGCATTAAATAAAGAGCTTATTAAGTTTGGACCTGATTTAATGAAGAGATTAAAAACTGCAGGATTTCAAACAGGGTTATTTAAAGGACAGGGAATGGTTCCACCAGAAGCTCAAAAGAAAATTAAAGCTAACCCAAAATTAGCAGGTATTGCATACAAAAGATACCCTGACGGGTATGAATTCCTTGAAGTATCAGTTCAAAGAGAAAAAGGAGAAGAGTTAGAAAAAGTTGCAAAATACTTCTCAACACCAGAAGGACAATATGGACCAGATAAAGATGCGGGATGGGTAGTCAAAAACATTCGTAACGTAAATACTGGAGATATCTACAGAAGTAACATTGGTGGAATGAATGGTTTAGCTACTATAACTTACTTTAGAGCAGAAGAAGCAGACAGTGGTAGGTATGGAACAGATAAAGTCAAAACTACAGATAAGATAGCTGCAGAAGGAAAAAAGTATAAATATACTAAAAAGAGATAGATATGTCAAATGTATTAATAAATGTTACACCATTTAAATCCATCCTTCGAGAATCCAAGGAAAGACCCGGAGTATTCGAAGTTGAAGGAGTAATGCAAAGGGCTGGAGCTAAGAATCAAAACGGCAGGATATACGAGAAAGAGCTCTTAATGAGAGAAGCTAAGAAGTATGTTGATGAATTCGTTAATAACGGAAACGCTTTTGGTGAATTAGATCATCCAGAATCTGCAGTAGTATCATTAAAGAATGCATCTCACGTAGTTAAAGAATTACATTGGGACGGCG